AGGAAGCGCACAAGCCAGCACTACGCAGTTCAAGTGGTCTCCAACGAGCATGAAGTTCAATGGAACTACGGATTATTTGACGACAATTGATGGGCCTCAGTTGCAACTTGGCACCGGGGACTTTACGATTGACGGGTGGGTTTACCTATCAGCAATTGGTGTTGCCTACGGAATTATAAGCAAAGGAACAGCAACAACTGGTTGGTCTGTTAACGTTACGACATTAAACAAACTTCAATTCAGTTATACCGCATCCAATCTTACTGGCACAACATCTTTAGCAACAGGTACTTGGTACTATTTTGCGGTTGTTCGGTCTGGAAGTGCAACTGGTAATCTTAAAGTTTATTTAAACGGAACCGTCGATGCTACAAGTGGCGGGGCGGTAACTGACGCATTTACTCAAACCAACACATTGTATGTTGGTGCAGACCGTGTTGGTATGAGTTTATTGAGTGGATATTTGCAAGACGTTCGCATAACCAAATACGCCCGTACAATCACAACGCCAACAGCCGCGTTCCCAACGAGGTAACTATGCAACTTGCCAACTCAGAACTCACCATTAAGGACCACACAGAGTGGTTCCCCAATACTTCGTTTGGTGACCGTGGACCAACGCTAGATTGGATTGCAGAACAGGGTTACTACGTTATTTCCGTGTGGAAGGACCATGACCGCAAGACCGAGAAACTTGTATCTGCTGCTCCGCATCTGCATGAGGGAATGTGTTGCTTGGTCAACGTAGAGCCGCTGACGGCTGAAGAACTTCAGGCAAGGGTTGATACCCAGTGGAACGTTATTCGTAGCCAGCGTAACCAGATGTTGAAGGATACGGATTGGACGCAGGTATCAGATGCTCCAGTTGTGAAGATAGTTTGGGCAATGTACCGGCAAGAGTTGCGGGACATTACCAAGCAGGCTGACCCATTCAACATTACTTGGCCAACACAAAATGCCCTCTAAATCTCCAGCCCAGCACCGTCTGATGGAGGCGGTTGCTCACAATCCAAAGTTTGCGAAGAAAGTTGGTATTCCAACGTCTGTCGGGAAAGATTTTGCAGCGGCAGATAAAGGAATGAAGGGCGGCGGACTTTACGCCAATGTTCATGCCAAACAGGAACGTATTGCCGAGGGAAGCGGGGAAAAGATGCGCAAACCCGGATCACCGGGCGCTCCAACCGCGCAAGCCTTCAAAGAATCTGCCAAGACCGCAAAGATGAAGGATGGCGGTCCGAGTCTTGCAATTGGCCGCGGTGAAAAATTGCCAGCGGATAAAGGTGCAGGGCTTACGGCAAAGGGCAGAGCAAAGTATAATAGTGAGACCGGATCTCATCTCAAAGCGCCGCAGCCCGGAGGGGGAGCAAGGCGCGACTCGTTCTGTGCCCGGATGGGGCCAGTAGCGGAAAAGAGTGAGAAAGGAAGCCGGTCACGAGCCTCGATGCAGCGTTGGAATTGTCCGGGTTGGTGATCTATGGCGTATAGCGGAACAGTCGGCACGACGGTAATCAATGTTCAGCAGTTGATTGACCACGGCGCACGCCGGGCCGGTAAACTTGCGGAAGAACTTACGTCCGAGCAGGTGACGTCTGCTCGTGAGTCGTTGTTCTTTTTGTTGTCCAACCTCATCAACATTGGGATCCAGTATTGGGCGATTGTAAAGAAAGTGTACGGCCTGAAAGCGGACCAGTACATCTACGACCTTCCTGTTGGCGGAAACGACGTATTGCAAGCCTTGTATCGCAAGATGGCAAGGCCATCGGGGGCGTACTCAAGCAGCGCCGGCGGAGTAGTTGAGAACGCCTTTGACGGCAACATAGACACAATCTGCACGCAGACAACTGCTGCAGGGAACATTTCGGTTAACTATGGATCCTCGGTTTATATCGGGTCAATCGGCGTCCTGCCGGGCGTTTCTGGCACGTTCAATGTGGTATTTGAGTGTTCCTCTGACGGAACTACATGGAAGACCATCTCTGCGCCGGGGTCAACGGTCTGGGTTGACAACGAGTGGCTTTGGTATGACATCGACCCCGGCTACACGGTCCCGTACTACCGCATCCGGGCCATCTCTGGGACGTTGAGCCTGCGGGAGTTGTTCTTCGGGAATAACTCAACTGAGATCACGATGGCGCGTCTCAACAGGGACGATTACACCAACCTGCCGAACAAGAACTTTACGGCCAATCAGCCGTTTCAGTTCTGGTTCAATCGCACGATCCCGCAGTCCAAGATGTACCTGTGGCCGGTCCCAAGCGATCCGTTTGTGCAGATGACGGTTTGGTACTCGCGTCAGATTGACGACGTTGGTGCGCTGACGGATGAATTGGAAGTACCCCAGAGATGGTATGAGGCTACGGTAATGATGCTGGCTCACCGCATGAGCCTAGAGTTACCGGGAGTGCCGTTAGAGCGCGTTCAGTACCTTGAGGCGCAGGCTGAGAAGTATTTAGGCCAAGCCGAGGCGGAAGAGCGTGATCGGTCGCCGATCTACTGGGCTCCTAACGTGTCGGTGTATACACGCTGATGCCACGCTTCCTCGACACTCGTGGTTACTCTGACATTGCAATTGCAATTTGCGATAGGTGCCGTCTCAAGTATCCGCATTCGGTTTTGAGGTCAGATCCAAATTTTCCGGGGCTGATGGTTTGCGATACTGGTTGCGCTGACCAGTTTGATCCGTATCGGTTGCCTGCAAGGAAGACTGAGCGGATTACGATTAGATTTCCGCGTCCAGATGTAAGTGTGGCTGCGAACGATGATTACCTTATGACCGAGGGTAGCAATCAGTTCCAGATTTCGTTGGAAGGCAATTCACAGGTGCCTACGACTAACGGCAATTTGGATACAATTGCGCCATATCTACCGAGCCAAGAGTAATGTCAGCACAAGTAACGATTACCCAATTACCTGCAGCCGGTGCTCTTACTGGTAGCGAGGTTGTGCCGATTGTCCAGAACGGGCAGACCGTAAGGACAACTACAAGCGCTATTGGGCTCTCTGGTGGGGTTACATCGGTAGCGACCGGAACCGGGTTGACTGGCGGCCCGATAACGACGACTGGGACTATCTCGATAGCCAACACAGCGGTCACGGCTGGCAGTTACACGTTGGCCAATATAACGGTCAATGCTCAGGGTCAGATTACTGCTGCGAGCAATGGAAGTGTCGCCGGTGGGGTTACGACACTAAGCGGCGGCACAACTGGATTAACCCCGGCAACAGCCACCGCAGGCGCTGTAACGCTCGCGGGAACTCTTAACGTAGCCAACGGTGGCACTGGCCAAACAACGGCAGGCGCGGCGTTTAATGCGTTGTCTCCTGTTACGTCTACGGGTGACTTGATTGTTGGGAACGGGGCTAACAGCGCAACAAGATTAGGGATTGGCACTAACGGATATGTGCTGACGGTCAGTGGCGGAACTGCTGTTTGGGCGGCTTCGGCCGGTGCCGGTGGCGTGACTACCTTTAGCGGTGGGACGACTGGGTTGACTCCGAGCAGCGCTACTGCCGGCGCTATTACGTTGGCCGGGACCTTAGCGGTGGCCAACGGTGGTACTGGGCTTACGGCATCGACTGGGGCCAATTCGGTAGCGTTACGGGATGCCAATAACAACATCACGGCCAATGCGTACTTCAACGGGTTTACGAGCGTAGCAGCGTCGGGAGCACTGATCACGTTGACGGTTGCGTCTACGCCGGTCTATTTGGTTACGGGATCTGGCGGACAGATTATTAAGTTGCCGGATGCAACAACTTTGCCGTTGGGAACAATTTTTTCGTTTAACAACAACCAGAGTTCTGGCGCGATCACGGTCAACAACAATTCAAGCACGTTAGTTGTTTCAGTTCCGGCTGGCGGGTATACGACGGTTGTGTTGATTGCAAACGGAACGGCCGCGGGGGCGTGGGATCGGCACGATCAATCGCCTAGTAATGTGTCTTGGTCAACAAATACGTTTGATTATCCGGGATCAATTACGTCAGCGACATGGAACGGGGTTATTGTTGCAACCAATCGAGGTGGGACCGGGACTGCATACGGCGTAACCGGCGGGACATTCTGAGGTAAATTATGGCAGCAGTTAATTACACACCAATCTCGCTTTATTACAGCACAACGGCTTCTGCTGTTCCGCTTGCGGCTAATTTAGTCAGCGGTGAGTTGGCAATCAACATCAACACCGCTGACGGCAAACTGTATTACAAAGACAGTGCTGGCGTTGTGCAGTTGTTGGCCCAGAAGGGCGGTGGGATTGGAACGTCATCAACCACGCAGATCCTGTACAACAGCAGCGGGAGCGTTGCTGGATCGGCCAACCTGACGTTCAACGGCACAACCCTAACGGCTAACACAATCAGCGCAACCAACGCGATTGGAGTGGCC